CTAATATATCTGTTTTGCCACTTATAAAATGTTTGTTTACTGTTACTATTCCGCCTTGTCTTTTTGCTACAGCAGTTGATACAGTAGTATTTGGTGCTACCATAAAGCAGGCTATTTCACCAACAGCTCTGGCTTGTGCAGGGTCAATAATTTTAATTGTTACTGTTGCACTTGCACCATTTGCTATAACTCTTGCACCATTGTAAGCTGTGCTCATGCTGTTTAATTGTTTACCAACTGTTATAAGATCATCTCCGCCACCACTATCATTATCATAGGTTACAAAAAATAACTCATCAAAATCATCACTGGTTGGTATGTTTACACCACTAGAACCACTACTGCCTAATGCAGTTCCGCCACTTACTGTAACTCTTGCTAAACCAAATCCCATTGAACCATCTTCATGTGCTACAGCATTTTTAAAGTTAGCAAGGTTTGATTCAGTGCCAGCACTAAAACTAAATCCTTGTGCTCCTGCATTACCACTACCTACGCCTATGTTATTTGTCATAATTTGAGTTACAGGACTACCTGTGCTGTTACTAAATGTTTTTGTAAATGTTCCTCTATAAGTTTCTGTGTGTGTTGGAACAGTATTTTTAGCTGTGTTTGTAAACAACTCTAATGCTTTAAGACCTACACTTGAATTAGTAGTTAATGCACTTTTTGTTCCAAAAAGATCTTGTTGAGTTACAATACTTGTTGTTCTATCACTACCACTGCCAGTGCCACCACCAGTAGCAGTTTTATCAAAAGGATTGCCACCTGTTGTTCCATCTGTTTCTACAAAAGATAATCTATCTGGTGTGCTATCAACATAAGCACTAAATGGATCAGTTGGTGCAGTTTTATCACCATTCAAAGCAAATATAGCTCTCATTCCAGATGCTTTTCTAATAAAAACAGCTTTTTCTCTTGTTTCTGTAGTTAGAAGACCAGTTGCATAAGGTGTAGCAGGTCCACTACCTGTAAATAATTTTATATTGTTATTGTCTAGTTTATCTATAAAGAAAGTTGTTTGACTACCACCAGCTGGATCTACACTAGTATCAACTTGATCATTATCACTAAGGTGTGTTGCTGTGTTATGAACCAATTGCCAAATTGGATTACCACTGCTATCAACTTGACCTTGTTTGGTAGTAACTGTTACATTGTATGTACTTTTATCAAATACTGTCAAAGGGTTTCTATAGAAATCATATATACTTAAATTTGTTCCAAACCTGTCATCATTAAAATAGTTTATAAACTTACTGCAATTTGTTAATCTTGTAGTATGATTGGTTGTGCCCCAATAAGTTATTGGAAAGGCTTTGTATAAACCAGTTCCAAGGGCATTAAATTTACCTAACATACCAGTGTCAAGAATATGAACTGTTCCAGTTCCTGCAGGTGTTGTGCTGTTTGCTGTAAATTCTAATCCTACAGTATTACTAGCCGCACCTATTGCTGTAAAGTCTGTTGTGCCAACTGTTAGAATCATATATTTTAACCCAGTTTCTATTTGTGTTGCATTTGCCACTGCCGCATAGTAAGTTGGGTTTATATAAGCTGTTGCCGCATTGTTTGGAAATGTAAATAAATTTTTCATTATGCTATACCTGGTTTCCCTCTCCTGTTGTAGGCATTTTGTATTATGCCTTCAATTGAACCTTTGTTATCTAACAAGAATTGTGTTCCTGTTTGTGTATCAATTGCATTAATATTTATTGTCACTGCTCCTCCACCCATTCCACCCATAGGTGTTATATTTGCAGGACCTGATATAAGTTCTGGGCCATTTTCTCCTACTAGACCTATTTGACCTGTGCCTAAGTAACCACCATCTGCAAAGAAGCCTCCAAAGAAACTACCAATGCCACTAACAGCACTACCAAGAAGACTGCTTATGCCGCCTCCTCCGCCACCGCCAAAGATGCTACCAAAGATATTTGAAATACCATTGCCACCTCTGAGTGCATCATTAATTAATGATGTCATTGTGTTAGCAAAGAAACCTTGGAAGTCTGATAATGAAAGTTTGCCATCACTCAATGCATTGTTTAAACTATTACCAAAGTCATTTTCTATTGTGTTACCTAAATTGTTAAAGTCATTTGTTACTGATGTTGTTGCTGTTGAACTTGCTGTTTGCATACCTGTTGACATTCTGTTGAATTCACCAAGCACACCATTAACCATATCAGGTACAATTGATCCACCAACAATAGTATGAAACATACTATTGAAACTGTCAACTACACCATCTTTCAAACCAACAGCTTTGTTTACAACTCCATCTTTCATACTAGTGAAAGATCCAACTACACCATCTTTAAGTTCTTTGGCTTTAGTACCAATAGCACTTAACCCATCAACTACCTTTACAAAGAAGCCAACTAGTTTTTCTATAATGATTTGAATGCCCTCAAAAGCCGCCTTTAAAGCGGGTATAGCCGCCTCTACAAGCGGTGCAATAGCATTTGCTACAGTTACAAGCACATCAAATAATGTTTTTAAAATTGGAACAATTATTTCTGTAAATATTTGACCTGTAACTCTTAACATTGGTGCTAAGGCTGTAAATCCATTTTTAACACCTTCAATGAATCCTGGCAATTTAGCCAATACATTTTCTGCAAGATCTACTAACATTGGTAAGAGAGGTGTTATAGCGTCAGTCATTAACTGACCCATTGACATTTGTAATCTTCCTACAGTATCATTGAATTTCTCTGCATTTTCTCCTGCACCAAGACTAACAATGTTTGAATTTCCTTCTACATCTGCTAGTGTTGCTTCTAATGCTTCTGCACTTGTGTTTAAACTTGCAAATTGTTGTTGAATAAGAGGACCAGCTCTACCACCAACTACTTTTGCAAAATCTTCTGTTGTAATTTTACCTGCATTTAAAGCATTGATCATTTCTTTAAGTAGATCAGGACCAGTTTTTAAATTGCCATTCATGTCTAATAAACTGTCACCCAGTTTATCTGTTATCTTAGCAAATGATTTTTGTCCTTCAGTACCTGCTTTCAATCTACTTGTAGTTTGAAGCATTGCTCTTTCAAAAGTAGCGGCATCAATACCTGCCTCTGACATTGCTGTGCCTAATACTTGGAAACCTTTAAAGGCTTCTTCACTACTAGCGGCACCTGCCATTCTTGCACTCTTGGCTAGATTATCAAAACTATCAATTGTCTCTTTTACTTTACTGGCTACACCAAATGCGGCCAAAGCACCACCGGCGGCTATAAGAGCCCCCTTTACTTTACCTGCACTAAGACTTAATCCACCTAGTCCTTTGTTTATTTTGCCAATAGGACCTTTGGTGTTGTCTTCTGCATTAATTTTAATTTTATAATCTGCCATTATGTCCTTCTTCTAGCCTTACTTTGAGCTTTCTTTTGTTGTCTCATCTGGTATTCATAATATTTAACCCAACCTTTGAGTTCCAATATGCTGACATTATGCATCACCCAAGATACAGTCTGTCCTAAACTCTCAGCTAGTTTAAACAAGAACAGAATATCTGTATCTTGACTTAGTTTCCCAATTCTGCTTCTGCTTTACCTACACCTGTATTCATTTCTGTTACAACTCTAGTTAAAACATCTGGGTCAACTTCATGTTTGATAATCTGTCTTTCACCAGCTTGAAATATTGACTTACCTTCACTGTCTTTGGCTCTCACAATAAGTGTTTCAATCAATGCATCTACCAATTGACCTTTGTTGTGAAATTCTAAAACCTTAGCCTGCTCTGCAAGTGTGAATGCAGGTCTGTAATAAATTGTAGTTTCCCATTCAGGAACTTCAATACTTTTTAAGCCACTTGAAAGTGCTTCTTTAAAATGACTTGTTGCTTTATTTAAAACTTTGTTTTTCATTATCTTTTCCTTGTTTTTCTAAGAGCAGGTTCAACTATTCCTGTGGGAGCTTGTCTACTACTGCCGTCATCTAATACTCCAATATATGGAACATTGTTTTGTGCTATAGGGATGTTTCCACCTTTACCTATACTACTTTTCTTAAATGTATTGTTCCAACCATTACGGGCTCTACCTGTTCTGATTGGAGTTGTTGCTTTTAGTGTAACAATATAATCTTTAACAAATTTGGATAGATCAGTGTTGATCTCAGTAGACAATTCTCTTATTGTTTTTCTTGCATCACTCACTAACCTATCCTCCTTTGATTAAGCTAAATTGTTATCAACTGTTAGAGTGCCTGTTCCTTGAAAAGAAACACTTGCTCTCATTACATCTTCTAGGTCTTGTGTATACTCAATACCAGTGATGATAACATCACCTTTTAATTTTGCATCAAGCTCAGTACCACCAGCTCCACCTGGATAACAGAAAATTGTTCCTGTGTCACCAATTTGAAAAATTGTATCTACTGAACCACTGTCTGTTGAATCAGTCCATACTACATCAGCTGTACCTTCCCAAGATTTTAATCCTGTGGTAAAAGATCTAAAAGTATCTCCCATGTGTGAAGTCTCTATTGCATTAGCTTCAGAAGATAGTGACCAATTGGTTACTTCAGTTACATTTGTACCTGTTGTTTGACCTATTGCTGTGTTAAAGTGGAGTGCTCCACCTTGTCCTGCATATGTTGCCATAATTATACCTCTCTTTAGATATCATAATGATATTCTATGCTGAATATCATTCTACAACTAGCATAAGGTTCTGA